TCTTGTTAGATAATTTATTTTTTGTTCTTCTGTTTTCATAAGTTCCTCCTATATAACAACTAGCCTTTTATATTATATAACGAGGAATTTATAAATACAAATCTAAGGCTAGTCCTTAGACACATAGCCACAAGCATTTTTGCCCTAGCTTTCAACCCCCTCAGAAAGTAAGGTTCCTCCCTTGTGGCTATCTGTGTAAGGTGTAGCTACTGGATAAAACTAAGTCCCAGAATGGGGTAGGTTTCACAGCTGAGAATCTTATGTTTTATTCCCTTACAGATTTAAGCATTCTAGGGTGTAAACAAGCTAGTGGTTGGAGTATTAGACTCGGAATTTATAGGATAGTAATATCTGAATTTTAAAGCTAGTCGTATCGTTATCAATTCGTCAAGGAGATAACTATAAATTTTATTAGTTTTATGATTGGAAAAGCTAATCATCTGACACCTTTCCCTAACACGGAAAAGGCAAGACCTAATCTGTGGATAATTCTAGGCAGCTGGTAAAGGTGTATGATGTAAAACTTTTCTTGCAGTTTCTTATCAATTCGTATTTTGATAAAAAATACATTGAAACTAAAAGAAAAACTTGTCGTATCAATTCGTATTTTTCAAGATTTATTTAAGCCTTTTCAGGATAAATATTAATTTTTTCTTTATATTTCAATGAGATTATTAAGATTTTTTTCAGGATAAATTTATTAATTGAATTAGTGGTTGTAGTCTTACAGTCTCCCCGACATTGAAAGATTGCAACTGCTAATTGAGTTAATAAATTAAATGAGTGTTTGGGAGACACTCCAAAACAGGAGGATAAATAAATGGACGAAGTAAAGAAAGAAATTAAATGTGAATTGTATAACGATCATATGCAAAATTTTAAGGTATACAACATACCAAAGGCACAACTGATAATTGCAGATATACCATATAACTTAGGGAATAATGCTTATGCAAGTAGTCCTGAATGGTATATAGATGGAGATAATAAAAACGGAGAAAGTAATAAAGCAAATAAAGCATTTTTTGATACAGATCATAATTTTAAGATTGCTGAATTTATGCACTTTTGTCAAAAGATGTTAAAAAAAGAGCCGAAAGAAAAAGGGAAAGCTCCTTGTATGATTATCTTTTGTGCATTCCAACAAATAAACACTTTAATAGATTATGCTAAAAAATATGGATTTGAAAACTATATACCAATATTTTTTATAAAACAAAGTAGTCCACAAGTTTTAAAAGCTAATATGAAAATTGTAGGAGCTACTGAATATGCACTAATTTTTTATAGAGATAAGCTGCCAAAATTTAATAATAATGGCAAGATGATAAAAAATTGGTTTAATTGGGAAAAGGACAGCAAAGAAAAAGTTAAGAAAATACACCCAACACAAAAGCCAATAGCAATATTAAAAAGACTTATAGAAATTTTTACAGATGCTGGAGATGTAGTAATTGACCCTTGTGCAGGAAGTGGAACAACATTAAGAGCAGCAAAAGAATTAAAAAGAGATAGTTATGGTTTTGAAATTAAGAAAGATATATACAGTTTAGCACTAGAATATATGATTAATTATAAAGACCCACAAATGACTTTTAACTTTTAATTTAATGAGTTAAAGGCTTCTCATTAAAAAGCCTATTTATTACTTGAATTAGTGGGGTCTATATGTCGCTTTGGCAGGCTCTATATAGGCTCTACTAATTGAATTAATAAAGAGGAGAACTGCCAAGGCTCTCCAAATATACAGGAGGTTATTTATATGGAAAGACCAGGATATTATGGAATATTACCAGCAAACATAAGATATGATAAAAATTTAAAACCTATGGAAAAGATAATGTATTCAGAACTAACTGCATTATCTAATAAAAATGGTTACTGTAATGCAACAAATTCTTATTTTGCAGAATTATATGAAGTTAGTAAAAATACAGTTAGTTTATGGATAGGAGATTTAGAGAAAGCAGGATATATAAAAACAAAATTAATATATGAAGTTGGAACTAAAATTATAAAAGAAAGAAGAATATATATTGCTGACCCTATCACGAAAAATAATGATACCTATCACGAAAAAGAAGTAGACCCTATCACGAAAAATAATGATACCCCTATCACGAAAAATCGTGAGGATAATAATACAAGTATTAATAATACAAGATTAATAATAACTAACAATAATAATTTAGAAAATATAATAGAGGACCAGGAACAAAAAGAAAAAGTTGTTATTAATTCTAATGGAGCATTACAACAAGAAATAAAAATGTTATTAGGAGTAAGAAAAATAAAAGTATATGACATTATAAAACTCAATAAACCTATTGAGCGTATTAAATTCGTCATAGATTTTTGTAATAAGAATAATAAAGCAGATGGCTATTTATTCAAAGCTTTAAAAGATGATTGGGAGTTAAAAGTCCAGCAGGAAGAAAAGATCCGTTATTATACTAAGCCAAAAGAAGCATATAAGGAGTTGGTGTAAATGAAAATTGACACTATATGCTATGAAGAAAAGGCTTTAATATCAATGCTATATCTTGCAAATGATGTAGCTTGTAAAAACAAAATAAAAAATATTCCAACTAAATATTTCTCTAGCTTAGTTCAAAGTTTTATAAAAAAATATAAGACTTATGAAATGAAAAATCTATCAGTTGATAGTTTACTGGAAGAAAAAGAGTATAAAAGTTTTTTAGCTGAGGCTTTTGAATTACCAGTTGTAGTATTGGAAGAAAATATTGATAAATATACTAAGATGCTTGAAAACAGATACTATAAAAACTGCATCATAGAACTTGCTAACACTCCAAATGAGTTGATAAAAGAGAAAATCAATGAATTACATTCAGAAGTTGTGAAAGAAAATGATAAGAGCATAAAAGTTGCAGATATCAAAGACCTTGAAAGCTTGTTTTATGAGAGTTTAGAAGAAAACGAAGTAGTTAAGACTGGTAAATTTAGACTTGATAAATACCTAAAATTCACAAAAAGAGATTTACACATCATAGGAGCAAGACCAGGAGTTGGGAAATCTGCATTCGCTTTATACATAGCACTTATGATGGCACAATTTTCAAGAGGATTATTTTTTAGTTTGGAAATGCCACTAAAACAAATAGCTCAAAGAATTATTAGTAATCAAACTAGGATAGAACTGGATAAATTAACAAACAAAGAAAAATTTAAGGAGCTAACAGCAGATGAAAAAGAATTAGTAAATGTTCTATTCAAAAAACTACTAAGAAAAAGCAGCTTAATTCTCTATGATGGAAACTTTAGAATTGATGAATTAGAGGAGTATATTAAGAATGAAAAGGAAATAAACGGGCTTGATTATATAGTTGTGGATTATTTGCAGTTAGTAAAATCTAGTAAATCAAGTAGATATGAGCAAATAACAGAAATATCTATTAGATTAAAACAAATAGCTAAGGACTACGATATAGCAGTTATTGCACTATCTCAATTATCAAGAGAAATTGAAAAAAGAGCTGATAAAGATATTTACCTTGCAGATTTTAGAGAAAGTGGGCAAATAGAACAAGATGCTTCAACTATCTTAGGACTTACAACAGAGCCAACAACAACTGAATATAAAGAACTTATGAAAGTACAAATATTAAAGAACAGACAGGGACAACTTGGAGTAATGAAATATGAGTACTATAAGAAAAACCAAACATTTTTTGAAGTCTAGGGAGTGAATAATGAGCAAAAATAAGAGATTTAAAAGAAAAATAAAGAAATTAGAAAAAGATATAATTTTTTATATAAACTATGCTAATAATCTAGAAAATGAATACTGTAAGTTGGATAATGAAAATAACATAGTACTCATTATTGCAATAATTGAATTAATAATAATTTTATTTAAAATATAAGGAGGAACAAATGGTAACTAAGAAAATAGCAACAAGAGATTATTTAAGAGCATTTATAACAAAAGCTAACAAAGAGGCAGGAGTTACTTATAATGCTGCTAAATTAAGTAGCAAGGAGGAATGTGAGGAGTATCTTTTAAATTTAATCAGAAATCTAAGACATAAAAAGCAAGATAACAAGGCTTATGTTAAGGAGATTGACAGTTTAAAAGAAGAAATTGAAATTTTAAATACTGGAAACAAAAGACTCGAATCTGAAAAAATGTTCTATATAACACAAGCAAAAGAAGCAGGTAAAATAAAAAAAGATGATGAGGAAGAAATAGAATATTTCAAAAATCGTACTAGATTTTGGCATAAAAGTTATAGAGAAGAAACAGAAAAAAAGAATGTTATAAAAAAATTTAACATTTTCTTAAGTTTTGTTATAGTTTTAGAAGCTCTTTCAATAGTAATGCTTTTGTGGAAGTGATGAGATGAAGCTAATATACAAAATACCAATAAACATAGATAAAAAACATCTTAGTCTTAATAAAATTTATGCTGGTGTGCATTGGGCTAAGAGAAAAAAAGATAAAGATGAAATATGGCTACTTGTTAGAAGTGTGGTAGGTATACAAAAACCACTGGAAAAGCCTGTTAAAATTAAAATGTCTTTTAATTCTGAATTAGATGTATCTAATCACGGCTATTT